CATCCAGTAAGTTATCTCCTTTTAGCCCCCTATTACTTATGGCTTGTTTGGCTTTTACTATATTATCCTTTGATATTGGCTCTACAATAGGCTCTTTTACCACCTCAGGCTCTGTTACAGCCTCTTTAGGGGCTTCAATAGGCATTTCTTCAGCCTTCCCTTCAATCTCCGCTCTCTGTTCCGGAGTAAGAGCTTCTACGGTAGCTTTACGATCCTCGATCTCTTCAACAAGAGCTTCTTTCTCAAGCTGAGTCATATTACTTACAATCTTATCTATTTCATCTACCGGCTTTCCTTTTGATCCGTAATAGTCCATAACTTTTTGAGAAGCAAAACTTCCACCACCCCAAAGAGCAAACGCTCCTATCTCAGTTGCAGCTTGTTCCCATCCTGGAAAGATAGCCTCTTGAAGTTTATCCAAAGTAGGCATATCCCTCTCGTCAAGTCCTAATGCAATCCTGAATAAAGATCCAAGCCTTTCTTCTCCGTACTCTTCGAGGATCCCATTAAATCCACCCTTGGTAACTAGATCAATCGCTTTGCCTTTAGGTGTTATTTTCTGAATAGCTTTAGCAACTTTTATAAAAGCTGCTGATGCTCCTTTAGGTAGTTTGGCCAAGATACTTCTTCCAACAACTCCCCCGGCTGGTTTCAATAATGTACCACCTAGAGTTTCTGAAAAGTATTCAACAAAAACATCGCCATAGGCCTTAGTAAAAGCTTTGACAGGAGATTCTTTTGATTCTTCTACTATACTGATTCCTTTATCTGTAATTGCTATATGATCGTTAAGCCTTCTCTCTCCGTATGCAGCTAAGTATCTATGAGGCATTACTGTAGTTCGAGCTAATCCAACAGCAGCTTCAGTACCCAAAACAGCAGCAGCTTTTTTAGCTAATCCTAACGCTCCCTTCTTGGCAACTTTCTCAGCAACTTCTCCAGCTATTTTTCCTCCAAGTTTGGTAGCTAATTTTCTTGCTCCAATCCGTACACCTTTCCGGGTAGCTGTAGCCAAGCCTCCTGTTAAATACATTTCAGCAGCAAAGGTAGGTATATTGGCAGTGATCTTATAGACATTAGCCCCCCAGGTTAAGCCTTTGCTCTCAAGCTCTTCTTGTCTCATCATCCAGTCTGTTAACTTTTGCTGATCTGATTTTAAACCAGCCTCATCTTTATAATCATTTTTCTTTAATCTCCCAATAAGCATCCCTAGCCCGGCTGTCTCTATAATATCTCCGTAATATAAATCTTTACCTTTAGTTTCTTTAGCATATTCCCACCATCCAACCTTACCTTCATTGGACCAAGCTGATCGTTGCTCCGGAGAGGAAACATAAAATTTCTTTTCAGGTAAAGCAACATCCTTAGTATAAGTAGGTATAGTAACACCAGTACCAGGAGTAATACTCTCTTCAAAAGGTACTAATCCTTTAACTGGTTCTTGTACTTTAGGATTTACTAACTCTAATGGCATTATTTCATTATGTATGTTTTACCGTTAATAATTACTTTACTACCTACCGGAAGGTTAGCTGCATTGCCTTCCGCAATTGAGTTGAATGTTGGGATCTCTTTTGGTTCTAAGTTCTCATCATTCAACTTTAAAACATCTTCTCTATCTCTAGCGTTAACTTTATCTACTTCCTCTTCTGCAAGTTCTTTAACTCTTTCATCACTAGCATTTTCAGTTTGAGCTTTTTCTAATGTGTTAATCATAGAGTCCACCTGGCCAAATGTAGATTGACTTTTAAAATAACCTACGAAGTCTCTCCAAAATCCACCTTCTACTCCTCCCTGTTTCTTAGCTATTTCTTCTCCTCTTTTCTTTGCTCCATAAACTAAGATACCAAGTCTCTCCCTACTTATATTGACAGTATCCGAAAGAGCTGTTACTAGAAAGTCGCTAATAACTTCTTCATCGTTTGATTCAAAAATACTATTAGATAATTTTAGAAATGCCTTGTTAGTTTTTTTACTTGCTTTATCAGTAAATTTATATTTACCATTCCTAATGTTTTTTTCCATTGCCTCAGCTAACTTAGGATCGTTTCTAGCAACTGCTAGGATAGCTGATTCTGCATTTTTCCAGTTTATCTTTCCATTGGCAACATCGGTTATATTGCTATGTCTATCTGCAATCCTGTTTATTTTTCTAATGGCTTCGATTTCAGATTTCATAGACTTATAACCAGTGGTAAGTTTTGACTTAATTGCATCATAGGTAAGTGGTGAAATCTTATCTTTAGCACTATCTAGTAAGGCAGTAGATCCTTCTAAATCAGCCGTGCTAGCTAGCATCGATGTAGTGGCAGAGTTGATAATCTTTCCGGAGATCTCTTCTCTTTTTAACTCCTGGCTCGCTTTATCAAACTTACTATAATACGGTGTAGCGTCAGCAATAGCTTTATCAATAGTTTCATTTAATTGTACCGGATCAGCTATAGCAGAAGCATCTAAATAAGTTTGTTCCAAGCTACCCTCAGTTGAGTTTCTGAAGTCTTCATTATTCTGGTTGGCTTCATGGGTGATCAACTTGTTCTGCATTGACAAAAAGTAGTCATCCATCCGAGCAGATAGCTTATCGGCTTGATATCCATTTAATCCTTTTAAGTATCTACCCCTTATATCTGTTTCATATTGTTCAGTAAATTCATCAGTAGATCCTTTAGCCTGGCCTAATTGTCTAAGCAAATATCCTTTAGACCTTGATTGTTCTTTGCCATCTTTGTCTTTATAGGATTCTAATTCTTGGCTACGGAAGAGATTTTGAGTTTCTTTTCTCCATGCAGTATCTTTCTCTATTATCTCTTTGTTTTGATTGTCTAAAGCTAACTGTTCTAAATGCTCTGCAATCTTAAAACCTACATCACCTAAAGCCTGGTTTGCTCTAGCTACATCTGCTCCAAAGGCTCCGGGGATAACTCTTGGAGTACTTATAGGTGCAATTGTAGGAGTTGATATTGTAGGTGTCGATAATGGTACGGTTAATTTTGCTTTTGGTACTACTGGCATATTTTCCCCTTTATACTGTTACTCCTTTACTTACAAAATTTTGAGGAACCTTATTCCCCGATGCTGCAAAAGGAGTCATCCCACCCCCTGCGTTTACTCCCATGAAAGCTACTGTTGAAGCAGTCGATAAGAGGGTATTCCACATTTTCCTTTTACCTGTTGTCCTCGCATTAGAAGCAGCAAAACCATATTGGCTAGCCTCAGATCCTAATGCAAAGATTTTGCTTTCTGCTGCTTGTTTGGTACTGAATGCAGATTGTTTTGCTTGCTCTCTGATTTGATAGCTTTTAACATTAGCATTATACCTAAGAGCTAACTGATCTAAATTAGCCTTGTCAAAACTACTTTTGACTATATCTGCTGCGGTAACTCCTCCAATTCCTAAAGCTCCGATTGTAGCTCTTTGAGTTCCGCTCAACTCAGCAACAGATCTGGAAAGTCTATTAGATTCAAGTGCTGCAACATCCTGGGTTGCAGTTATATTACTCTGGGCCGTATCTTCTATTGCACTTACTTGGGCATCTCTTTGCTGTTGTACCAATACTTGATTTTGTCTGGCTAAAGCTGCTTGATACTCATACATGTTAGCTGTAGCTTCGCCTTCTGCTTTTTGTCCAACAGCTTTAGTTACACCAGCAGTTGTAATTACAGCAACGGCAGTTATTGAAATAGGATCACACATTATTTTCTCCTAAATTGAAAGTATTGGAATAATTCTTTTTCGGCTCCGTAAGGAGTAATAACTCCAAATTCAGCACCGCACCATTCTAACCATTTGATTGATTCCGTATTACATATATCAACATAATTAAAAAGCAAGGGATAATGTTCAAGCATGATATCAATAAATTTTGGAGAGTTGACTAGAAAAGCTTTTTTGATTTTAGCTAACTCCGGTGAAGCTAATAGCCAAATAAATCCCTTCTCTCCGATTAAATTATCCGGTACTACACCAAAGATACATATTGGTTTCTCATTTCTCTCAACGGTGAAACAAAGGACTGAGTTTGTAAACCCTTGCAACAAAGCAGCTTCAGAAGTATGATGGTGTGATTTCCAGATCTCTCTTTTATCCTTTTCTCTAAGGTTAGGAGATAAAGCGAAGACATCTGATATCTCAGCATCTTTTACTTTTACTCGATCAGTCTTAAAATAATATTTGGTGTATATCATAATTAAATTGTTTGTGTCATCCCTCCAACAGAAACTTGTGGAATTAAAGCTGTGATCATTACCGGTAAAGGTTGTGATTGTCTAAAGAATATATTTCCTCCAAGAGTATATCCTCCACCCATAGTTACAGGCTGCTCTCCAGAAAAAAGTGCTAGAGGATCATCATAGGTAGATCTCTTAGACGCATGGATCTCTTTAAGATTATCAGCATCCGGACCAACAAAGCCTCCTCTCGAATTTATAAAGCGTATCATCATTTTAGATACTTTTATCTTTTTTCCCTGGATTGTTCCATCTCGCAAGGTAGCATCCATATTTAAAGTTTCCATATCAGAAACATAACCTATACCATAAGTAACTTTGCTGTAAGAAGCACCTAGAGTAAGCACTCCGGATTTTACTACCTTCTCAACCAATACATTGCCATCAGCTAATACCGCTAAAGTTTTACCCTCTAAATGAGTAAGGCCTGTGATAGTAGTTGTAGCAACTCCGTCATAAGTAGATCCACAATCAACAAAGAATTGATCCTCTGGCTCAGTGCTTACCATTCTCTGGACCTGTCTTTCTATTGTACGAGTTCCACTTCTATTAACTGAAACCCATAATTCATCATAACCGGGTCCTCTAATTGTACAGGCTGATTCAAAGTCTGCTTCTCGATCTGTTGCTGTCCATTTACTACCAGTTAGATCGGTAGCAAACACTCCGGATGTATGGGCGAAATCACATAGGTAATCAGTTCCTTCATGCGATACCCAATTACCCTTAACATAATCAGTTGCAGTAACCCATTCTAAAGCCCCGGATATATTGGAATCGTGAGGACTCCAAGCAACAACTTCTTGCTCTCTCATGTAAGTCATCCCTAAAAGTTTGCCATCACTTCTAACAGCCCAGACAACTCTATCCGGATTTTGTTGGTATGCTAAATCGATAATAGAATATCCGGTAAATAAATGATTTGAGAAAATAGTAAGATCGGCTCCGCTAAAGCTCCCTTCATCTAAAACATATCCTAGATCTCTAATTATGGATCCAATCGATTGGACATAGATACCCCTGTTTCCAATTACAACTGGTTTAACTCCGTAAGATCCTTCCCATCCTTGGATTTTATTCTGTAAACTTGTCGGAGTTATTACTCCAGTAGTTCCTTGAATACTACACTCATTCGATAGTGTAAGCATTATCATTTCAGTCAAAGACATAATTCCATTTATTCCATTAACTTTTCTTGAAGGCAATGGTGATGATATTCCGTCTGAATCTTCTAAAGGATCTGATCGAGCAAAATTTGTATAGTCTCCAGTTTTTGTCATCCAAAAAGTTTGAGGTTCAGTATAACTATTACCCCAGACTAATCTATCGTCAGGATGAAATTCTACTATTGATGGCCACCCTCTTTTATCGCTCCATGATCCTTCAGCCCAATCACTGGTTGCAGTAGTCAGGCCACAAGTCCTTATTACAGTAGCAGTTGCAGTTGCTCCCCCGGTAGTGATTGCAGTAATCTTCACAATGCCTTCATGGTAATAAGAATCTGTAGTTAAATTTATATTACAAGGTCCACTTGTGTAAGCAGTACAATTAACCCTTACTAAAAAAGGCAAAGCAAATTCAGACATATCTTCTGATCCGAATGTATTAGGGTTAAAATCATCAGCAGAAGAAAACTCTCGAATATTGGTCCAGGTACTTCCACCATCAGTTGACTTCTCTACTCTAATTGTTCCTGTCCATGTACCATGAGTGATCAGTCTCCATGTTCCTCCACAAGCAATAGCTGTCTCGCCACCGGTACCTGCTATTGCAGCACTGTTAGCTTGGCCTTCTATAAAATGTCTAAGTTTCCATATTGATCCAACATGTGTACCTTCATCAAAAGTAAATCCAACAGCAGTTAAAGTTTTACTGGCTCCTGATACAGCAGAGATCGCTAATGTTTTTGTTGTAGTAGTATTATCAAGCATGAATGGACCATTGACATAATCATAGTCATTTAATGCCCAACTGGTTTCTCCGGATCTCTCAAGTTGTCTCGGAGAATAATCTGGATGTGCTAGATATAAAACATCTGCTGATTGAGTATATTTTAATTCAAGTTGATGGATGTCATCTTCATCATAAGGAGTAGGCACTTCATAGATTGATTGCTCCAGCCAATCAACAGAAGCTAAGTCAGTAGCAAATACTCCGGAAGTGTGAGCTACCACGCAATAGTAAAACTTGCTATCAGTATATACAAAATCTCCAACAACGTATGCTGTCGCTGTTACCCATTTGTTAGTTTCTATTTCCCATTTTAGATTTGATAAGTCAGTAGCAAATACTCCGGAAGTATGAGCGAACAAGCAAATATAGATAACTCCTCCGCTACTAACAAGATCATTGACAACATAATCAGTTGCAGTGGTCCAGGCAGATCCAGCATCTTTTTCTATTACTGCTCCATCAGTATAAAATCTAATGTAGTATTCTCCAAACTCTAGTGTATAAGTCTGGATAGTTGAAAACTCAAAGGGAAACATCCGGATCTTTTTACCTTCTGTCTTTCCAGTAGCAATGTATTCAAACCCTGGTCTATTAGAAATTGATCCATGAGGTTGAATAATAAAGTTGCGGAGTTGTTTCGCACTGATATTATATCTCTTAACATCAACCCTTGAATAAAGAGAAGGTGCTAACTCTCCCCCCGTAAACGCTGTCTTGATACCTGTTAAATTTTCATCCATTGTTATTATTTACTTTTGGTATCTTTAACTATTTCGCCTTCTTTGCCTTCTATAGTAACGCTCTTGTTACACTTAGTATCTTCCAAACCACTTATCTTGCCTTTGACAGTTATAGTAACTTCATCGCCAACATTTAGGTCCATATCCTTAACAAGATCCAAAGGCAAACTTATCTCTGGATAATTAATCCTTGGCTCTCCTTTGGCTATTTCTGGCCCATCGTAAAATTCTTTTTCCTCTCTTCCTAAATCTTTTAATGACATCGAATCCTCCTTTTATGCTCTCGCATCTATTATTCCAGACTTCTCATTGTTAGGGTGAGTAACATCCCTCTCGTTAGAATCTGCTCTTTTAGCTTCAGAAATTAATCCATTGAAAATAATAATCTCGGATTCAGCAAGCTTAGGCGTACCATTCAAAGGTATTGCAAGCGAAGCTGCTAACCTATGAGACAGTGCATCAACAAAGCTCGGATCATACTTAGTCGTGTCTGTTATATCATAAGAATATTCAACATAGGCATCCTCTTCATCAGTTATAAGAACTATCTGGTTATTGTCTGGATCATAAAGCTTTTTATAATTTGAACCGGCAGCATCTTCTCCGGCTCCATCATAAGTTAATTTCCAAATCTTTAATCCGTTTGAGGGGTAAGCATACGCATAAGTAAATTCAAGAGGAGTATAATTAGCAACAAGAGCTAGTGCTTTTCTCACCGTACAAAATCCCCACTTATAGCTTCTTAGTGCTTCTTTACGAGCAAAATCCCAAACAAGGTTTAACGCATCAGCTTGAACACTATCTTCTGTGTCTGACTCAACCGATGCTTGGCCAATATGGCTTAATGCTAAATTCCAAATACTAACTTTACTCGGTCCTGCCATCGGATCTCTCCTTTATTTTTACGGTACAATACGCTAAAAACATAACGATAAGCAAAATTGCTTGGATCATCCTATCCGGGAAGTGTACTAACCCATCAGCAACTAGCATCGATAAACCCACTAAACATAAGATACTCTTTGTCTTAATCAGTTTATAAAATAGATAGCTCAACATGCTTAAGATAAATAAAAGCCCGGAATACCCTGTTTCAAATAAAATCTGAACGAAGAAATTGTGTGCTGTTCTAAAAGCAACAGTCTTCATCCCTGATAATGGATGGAAAAGATGCTTAAAGGTTCCGATTCCATATCCCATTATTGGATGTTCATTAGTAAGCTGAATTGATTTTACCCATACATGTAGTCTTGAACCTGTTTTTAAGTTTTGTATCTCTCCTGATCTAAAAGCAAAGACTAGAAAAATGGTTAAGACAATTATTCCTATTGTAATCACCACTTCTTTCTTATTATTTTTAATGTACTTCATAAATAAATAAATAAAAGCTCCTACAAACCCAGACAACCACGCCCCTGCTGAGTGATAAAACTTTGAAACGATTATTGGAAATGCAATAAATAAAGGGTTTACTAAAATTAGTATCGAAGACAATACCACACTCAGACTTCCCATCTGCATAGTATTACCAACTATCCCCCTGTTGTTTAATCCATTCTGGCCAAATTGTAACAAAGTATCTTTTCCAAAAATTTGCATGATTAGAATAAAAACATTTAAGATTAAAAGAGTCTTAACTACATTAAAGATAACGGTCCAATCTTTTACTTTCAAACATAGGATATAAAAGTAACAACAGAAAACAAGAGAGATATAAGCAGTGAAAGAAAGATAAGGAGCAGAACTAAAAAAACAATTAATGAATGAACCAACAACGAGTATCTTTAGAAAAGGATTGACTTTTAAAAATAGAGTATAGCACCCTAAAAAGCCAGCTACTAATATATACCAAAACCAGATCCCTTCTGTTGGCATATCTATTTTAAAAGCTATAGCCGGTACAAGAGCTAGTAGGATTAGAGGTATTGAGACAATATAAGAATATAGGTTTTTCATAACCAAAAGGAGGAGGCAATTCTACCTCCCCCTTTTTATTCCTTTATGCTGCTATTGTAACTCCATTACTTCCAATTATAATCCACCCGACAGTATCATCGACGTATAACAATGTAGCTTCCTCTGCTGCTGCATCAAAAGTCAAAGTTGAAAATCCTGTAGCTGTAGCAGGAGTCAATACATACGTTCCCGATCCTGCTCTACTGACAATATATATCTTTAGTATTTGTCCTTTGGTTCCATCAGCAAGAGATCCTAATTCACCGGCATTAGCTCCTATTACTTTACCAATAAATGAATAGGCTAATGACATTGCTGTTGATACCCCTGTTGCAGTTGAAGCCATAGTCAAAGATGCCCCAAAAGCTGTTCCTGCTGATTGTATATAGCCAGGCATAACTTTTCCAAGGAGTCTATCTCTATCGACTCCCCCCCACCTATTTTCTGAAGAATAGCCCAATGGCATTGCTAAGATGAGCAACAGTACCAGTGATAAGGCTACTAAAAATCCTTTTTTCATTCGGTCCTCCTCCCTTTTAGTTAAGTAGGGCTAGGAGCATAAGCTCCTAACCCCTAAAATTTAATAGCCTATAGTTGTTTATCTAAAGTCTTACCAGTATCAAGCACAATCCGGGCATCCATAGCACCGGCATCCATAGCAGCACTAAAGGTGTAGTAAACCCTTATGTACCGGGAAGCCATTGGAGGTATTACTACATCCAACAGAACCACGCCAACTGCTCCGCCAGAAGCAGCAGCTCCAGCAGCAATAGTTATTGTAGGTCCGGTAACAAGAGTCTTCAAGGCTGTACCAAACCCAGAATCAGTATCAGTCTCCAACTTAGCAATTATTGTTCCGCCACCTGCATCCACATAAGCTGTACCAATCTGAACTTTAATCCTTGCCCCAGGAGCTATCGCATCCCCGGCAGCAAGTAAATCAATATAATTCTCTGAAGCACCAGTGTCCAAGATTGCATATCCGTTATCCATCTCAAGATCTTTGTCTATAATCATTTTGTAACCTCCTTAAACTTAATCCCTATAAAATTTATCCCCTTTGAACTATGCTCTCAACCTAGGTAATCCGAGCTTCAGCAACAGTAATCTCATCAACTCTACGAATAGGTACTCCCATGAAATGAAGAGTAGGTCTATTCAACCCGGCAATAGGACTCTTCAATTCTTCAAGAGTAATATAAGCGTTTGATTTGTTGAACAACTTAACTCTGATCATGGCACGAACTCTGTTGTTGCAATAGAAAACCGGTTTAACAGTGCCATTAGGAGGAAACTTATCCAAAGCCTGAGACATCATCTTCAAGATGTTTGCAGAAGTATCGCCAATATCCCCAGAAGTTTCAAGATCAGAAATGTCTATGTTGCAAATCCGGACTATGTATCTCCAATCTCTAACTTGGATTCCGCATTTCCATTGGAAATGGGTACGGTAAGCCTGGAAAGGTCTATTACTAGAATCCAAAACTGTTTGTTCACCAAGATCATTCACAGACAAACCAGCTTTAGAACCCTTTGGATATATACCACTAATAGTTTGCGGACTCCATCCAACAAGCCATATAGAAGTATTATCTGATCCGACGCCACCACCATCTATAACATTATCATCAACACTAGATCCGCTAAGGGTGTAATATCTTGGGGCCAAACCTATAAATTGCTCCGGGCTAACAGAAGTATCACCATAGATAAAAGTTGTAGCAAATAACTGGTTCATTGCTTCGATGTGAGCTACATCTTCAGAAAGTCTAAACGCAGAAGTATTACCATTAAGCAAAGCCATATCTTTATCGATTTCAGAATAGGCTTCCATCATACCGCAAGTTTCAGTGATTTGGTTTGTAGTGGACTTGGTCCTAACAACACCTTCGTTTAAAAGTCTCCATGAGATAGTAGGCAAAGCTCCTCGAACAGTAACTTTATGGCCGGTAGGTAAATTCCCTTCCATAAAACTTATGTCATCAAGGACTTCGTTATACCTAGTAAGAATCTCTGCTATTGCTGCAATCTTTCCGTCTGGATCTATTCTCCTAGCGAAATCTAACAGTGTTACTTTATCATTCGTTAATTCAGCCATCTTTTTTCTCCTTTTTTACATTCCTAACCGATTACGCTTAAGTACCCTTGCCATATATCTTTTCAGCAAGTGTCTGCGATCCTACTGGACCGGGCTTCCCATTTATCACAACATCCTCAGAGATAGACCTTCCGATTCTAATAAGGTCCTTAATGAAATTAACGTTATTAGATAATCCAGAAGCATTTAACAACCCAATGGTTTCGGCTGAGAGTAATCTACCCCTAGCCTTAGCTGCAAACGACAATTCTTTCTTGTACTCAGGACCTAACTCTTGAATTGTCTCAGTCTTGGAATCAGCTACGAACTTATCAAAAGATTTTGATTGAGCATCCCCTTGAGTTTTCATGTGTTCTGCATAAGCACTTACAAGCTCTTGGGCATCCTCTTGAGAAGCTTTGAGTTTCTTCAATATAGGACTAACCTTGTCAACCAATGGTTGATCCACAGTCATTCCGTCAGGAACCGTAAACTCATATTTCTCAGGTACTTCTTTTAACTTCTTATCTGCTTCCTCTTTCGCTTTAACTTCACCTTGAGTCTTTATAACTTCTGCTTTCTTGGTCTTTTCCTCTTCAGACAATTTTTCATCATCAGTTTCAAGCAATCTCTTGTTCTCTGCTTCTTCAGTTTTCTTCGCTTCTTTGTCTGCCTCGCTCAATAAATCTTCCTTTGGCTCATCCGGTTTTGGAGCATCCACAACAGGATCAACAACAGGTTTATTTTGCTCAGGGTTTCCTAAAAGACTATCGTCAGTAATTGGTTCTTTAACTTCTGTTTCTGGTTTTGCAGAAGCATCATTTAACTCAGCCATCTTTATCCTCCTGTTTTGAATTGAGAGCAGACATGTACTCATTCTGCATCTTATTGTAGGCGGAACTATCAGCCTCAACTATATCTCTCAATATAGCAAGGCCTCTGTTTCTATCGCCTTCATTAAATGCAGTCTGATTGGAGTTTGGTGTGAAAGAACTACGGAACACTCCGCATTTCGATAGCAGCCTCCATAAAAACCTCCTGCCCTCCGGTAGTTTTAATATCGTCTTAATATCGTGAAGCTCCTTAGTACGAGCCTTCTTCTCTTTTTCTGTGAACTTCTTATTTATCTCTTCTGTTTTAAATATATTGTCTTCCATAATTATACCCAACTCGCATATTTAAATTTCATTCGTTCTCTTCCTTACACTTATCAGGCCTCATAAAATGAGACTGTACTGAATTATCTCTTGCAACATCATTGGTTGCTAGCATCTGGAGATTATACAATTTGCATCTTCTATGCTGGCTAAGGGTAACTGCTTCTTCCAGATTGGCACAACCATCGCAATAAAGAGGATCCTTTAATTTTAGATCCATTATTCTCCCTGCATAGTTTGTACTGATTCCAGTGTTCGGTCTAAAGCATTATCCTCACCCATTGGAGCATTAGCCATATCTCTTACTGCTCCGGCCCCATCCTTAGCACTCTTAGCTGTTGCTAGCATCAACTGAGTCTTTTCTGCCTGAGCAAGAGCTTCAGCTTTAGCTTGTCTCTTCTTAGACATAGCTTCAAGACTATTAACAATCTTTGGAGAAATCCCTAACATTTCAGCTTTGATCTTGTTTCTCTCATCAAAGTTTATAATATCGAGAGCATCAGGGCTAACCTCTGCATCAGCAAATACTCCGGCAGCCCAAACATCCATTGCTTCTATATCTACAATCTTTTGAGCCTGAGCTAAAACAGAGATATATTGAATCTTAAGCTCTTTCTCTGATAACTCTTGAGGCACCGGAGGAAAAATCCCAAGTCTTAAGCTTATATTAAACGTACGATCTATCAGAGCTTTTATAAACTCATCGCCTTGCCACATTTCAAGTAATGGTCCAAGCTTAGATAATCTCTCGCTCTGTTTTTCAACAATCTCGGTAGCTGTAGCTGGCGTTCCTTTGCTATCAGCGTTTATCATCATCAAGAATAAATCAGCATAAAAGAACTTCCTGATAGTAAACTTTGTTTTATCTATTGAAGCATCAAGCCCCGCGATATCAAGAGCAACTTGATAAGTTGGCCTTACTCCAGCATTAGGAACTAGTGAAGAAGAAGTAGTTATCCCCCCAGGCATGACATTAACATCCCCGGAGACATTAGCATCCTTCTGTAAAGGTGGATCAGTATTCTTATCAAGAGCTACTAATTGATTCTTAACTTTCTTTTGTAATTCCTTAACACTACCAAGAGCCTTCCATCCCGGTCCTTTGCCATAGACATCTGCTGTAGTAGTAGTCTCGAATCTTGGCCCAAGTATTGGGAACTCTTCATATCCCCCAACTCTAAGGTAATTATCGTCTTGAACTCCATCTTCCCAATAAATGGATCGATAACGCATATTAGCAAAATCTTGGAAGAAGGGAATCCTATCGTTATTGTCCTCAATCAAGTGGCTAATTAGAACCCAAGTATCAGGAGTATTATTCTTATAGGCTGAACTAACAACAGGGGAAACATTATCTATCCCAAATTGTTCTACCACCTGCCCCACAGTCATCCAGAACCTTCTATAAAAGGCATTTAACCGGCCTTTGCTATCCCGGCCCAACGAATACTCGCCTATAGTATAATCACGCAATCTAATAACAGTATCGAAGTCTTCCTCAACAAAAGAGCAAGCTGTACCAAAAATGGCTAATTCCTTAAACATTGAATGTAAAACAGTGTAAGTATTAGACTTTTGGAAGATGCTATACATTTTCTGTTGAACTTCATCAATCCAATATTTTACATTGTCATTTTCCATAAGCTCATCATCATCAAGGAATAGTTTAAACCAAGGCCTAGAAGGTGAAGTAAAACCAGACATCATACCAGATGCAAAGGTATCTACATCAATAGTAGCTTCTTCATCAATCAAGGTTGTATGATCAATCTTTGTTCCCATGTTAGGAGTCTTTGCATGAAAAAATCCCTTTGTAGGATAGATATATGTTTGAAGGTCTTTCCATGTTGCTAACCAACTCTGACTTTCTCTTTTCAAGGCATTGGCTCTCTGGACTATTTTAACCTTGCTCAAACCAGTTTTCTTGAATACTCCGTCCTTGGCTTCTTTACTATCAGCGTTTTTGTTTATAATAGCTTGCTCTGACATATTATCCTTTTGTTTTATTTACTAGACTCTTCACTCCTTATTACAGCAAGAACATTAGACTCTTTAGTCATAAATACTTGTCTCTTTTCTAAAGCGAATGGAATCATAGCATTAGTAAAATCGCATAAAATCCTATCTCCCGGTTTAACGCTCTTACAATTAGGACCAACTTTAATCACTAATAGCTTTGATCCCGGTACTTTGGTCTTGTCTGCTGTTTCTGGAACTACGATCCTAGATTCTTCATTAACCGGTAGCTCTAATAGAATGAAATCATTAAGCGGTGTAATCTTTGACATAAAACTCTTAACCTCCTAGTTTTTCGCTCTTCCCATTTTCTGGTGTTAGCTCGGCACCTTTGCCGACTATCCCTTGCGATGTAGTTTTAATCGTTGACATCATGCCATATCTAACTGCTGCAATTTTCTTTCTCCGGGCTTCAGCAGTAACTTGAGAATCAACCTTAGTTGGTGATGGTGATGGCAATGGTGATGCTACCGGGGCTGACTCAACTGCTGGTGCTTGTTGTATTGTTGGTTGTTGTGTACTTCCACCGAAACACATAAGCTTCTCCTTATTTTAACAGATCATAGGCTGAATTAGCAAAATTACCGGACTGAGGAACATTTACTCCCTCAACCCTTTTACCCTGATATCTATTCTTTGGTATAACCGGATGTGCGAATGTTATCGCAACAGCATCCGCTTCACTCGGTGAAGGAATACCTCTCTTATCCATATCTTTCTTTGATTCGAGCTTAAGCTTCCCAGCGTTAGCACCTGTTGAAAGGATTTCATATTCTGGGCCAACAAGATCATCAGCTAATTGTTGACGCTTTGGAAGACATCCTCCAGCTTTCATCCAATCCTTCATGTCTCCCCACATATTAGCTCTTTTGTTTAAATACCCTTGTTTAGTAGCACCTGCTCCAAAGGGTATAAGCATCCAATGTCTATTTAATTGCAAGCCAGCACTGTATATTCCTGTTCCATAGCCATAATCTATAAAGACTGCATCAGCTTGCTCTTCATCCTCAAACTGACCAATATATCCAGCCATCTTAAAATCATCCTCAAGATTGCGGTAAAGACCTAAAAACTTAACAAAATTGCCTTGTCTCATATAAACAAGAGTAGCATCCTTCCCGGACCAGGCTGGATCTACCCCGATTATTTTAGCTGCAAAGTAGTATTCGTTTTGATCTATCTTCCGGCCAATAGCTAGATCTACAATGTCTGATCCTATAAACTGTTTAGACGATGCACTAGGAAATTGTCCAAGGACTCTTACTTTACAATAATCAGAGCTAGCTCCAAAATCCTCAATCATCTTATTAAGCTCTTCTTTATTGGTCATCTTACAAGATCGGGAATCTATCTGGTGATGTTCCCATCGATGGCGAAGCTTCCGGAAACATTCTCTAAACCTACCTTCGGTCCTAGTAGGATTACCAAAGACAAACCAAAGGATTTCTGTATCTTTATCAGTTAAGGCTCCGTCTGATACTTCCCATATTTTGTCGGAAATAGCACTAGCCTCATCAAATATAAGGATTACTCTCTTGCCCTGGTTATGTAAACCAGCAAAAGCCTCGGACTTATCCTCGCTCCAAGGAATCATATCAATACGCCAGGTCTTAGCATGTTCTGGATTAACTGAGAATAATGCTGTAGCTGTAAGAGTAAACCAATGTTTAGTAATACAAATACGATACCATTTGGATAATTCAGCCCAGGATTTGGTCTTTAGCTGAGTTTCTGTGTTTGCGGTAATTATTCCTCTTGTGTCTTCGCAAGTTGACATAGCCCATAGAAGGAGCCAAGAAGACTCAGCACCTTTGCCGATGCCATGCCCGGAAGCAATAGCTTCTCTAATTGTCATAAAAGGATTAGCTTTTAAGCTATCCCTTACTCTGGTAAGCTCCTCGATCTGCCACTTATCCGGACCATCATGTTTCTCAAGCTCGCCTTTACCCCAAGGAAAAGCATAATCTACAAAGCCTAGAGGATCCCTAGTAAATGAAGCCATGTCATTTATAAGCTCTTGTTCAGTATCTAAGTCTTTTTCAAGTAGGTTTGACTTCATCAAATAACTCTGCCACCGGTTTATTCAATCTATCAAATACTTTTTGCCTTGCGTCATGTAATCTCTCAGCAGAAATATGGTAATGTTTTGAATTATCTATAAATGCTCTCTCCCCTTCAACTTCTTTACGAGCTTCCTTAAGGGCCTGGGTAACAGATCTAATATCCATTTCGTAAGTTGTCTCGGTTGTGTCTGTTGATTCGTTATAATAGACTTTCTTTTTTGCGTATTTAAAGCCTGCTGTTATTACTTGTTGTAAATACTTAAGACGATAAGCCTTGTTAGCACAAGGTATTCTGCAAAGATTTCTTTCAAACTCTTTTCTTAAGCGTTTTATTATTGGCCTCCATTTCTTAGATCCACGATATCGCCAAATACCTTGTTTAGATATTTTCTTGTCAAACTTTTCCAAAACCATGTCAGCTATCTCTTGATTCTGGTATAATTCAACACACCATTGAATAACTTGGATCTGTTCTCCCCTAGTCAATATCTGGTCTATCTTTATCTTTTTACTTTCTTCGTTCATAAGCCCTTATATTCATTAATGTTACACACATCCCATTATTAACCCATTCTTAAAATCTATAGCAACTCCTCTCTGCCCTATAAATCTAACTATTTTATACGGTAGTCTTCCGTCTTTCATCCCCTGAAACATCTTATCTACATCTTTTGAGCTAAACATAACTATTTCTTTCTTCCTGTTCCGCCACCACGTCCATTTCCTAAACCCTTTCCCGGACCACCTGACTTACATCCGCCTGTATTCTTATTTCTTCCACCACCACTTGGTCTGCCACTTCCTTTGCCTGCCCCTTTCTTTGCTCCGTATGCCATGTTACTCCTTTTGTTCTATAATATTATTATAAAAACAAACTGACCACAGAAGGTTGAAGAGTGCCACCTTCTATTGCAACGACTGTTTGGCTCACGCTTTTTACGTCTCGTTTAGTCAGCTTTTTGGTTGTGGATGTGTACTTCACATCTTGCCCTCCCTTACGTATAAAGTATAACATATTTAGGGGCATAGACTTAGGTACTATTTTGGTTGAGATAAAAATATATAGTGTAGGTTTATATTTTTAGTTGCTTGAAAATGGTGTTTTAAAAGTGGTATATTTGAGGTTTAGGGTTTAAAATCTCTGATTATTTTTACTTTGTTCTCCTTATAAAAACAAGGCTGGCAGGATTTTCACCTGCAAGTCTTCGAGGAATGGGTAAAACCTCTAAGTATATAACACCTAATGGCTAGGTGCTACAGCCTGATATTATTATTTTTCCCAATTACTTTCTATCATCTTTTTATCCCAATAGTCCAATGTTTTCTCCTTTTAAAATGTTTGTGGCGGATCTCATTATTATTAATTCTATACTGGATCCTTT